GGACATTCAACTTCTGAAGTAACAATAAATGATAATCTTACAGTTACAGGTACTCTTACACTTGGTTCAGGTGCTGAATTATCAGAAGCTGAACTAGAAATGCTGGACGGAATTACAGAAGGGACAGTAGCGGCTTCTAAAGCAGTTGTAGTAGATTCAAATAAAGATGCTGCTTCTTTTAGAAATATCACACTAACAGGAGAGTTAGATGCTGCTACGTTGGATATTTCTGGTGATGCAGATATTGATGGAACTTTAGAAACTGATGCACTTTCTATTAATGGAACTTCTGTAACTGCTACTGCTGCTGAGATAAATATCTTAGATGGTGTTACAAGTACTGCTGCTGAATTAAACATTCTAGATGGTGTTACAAGTACTACAGCAGAATTAAATATTCTTGACGGTGTAACAAGCACAACAGCAGAACTAAATATCTTAGACGGCGTTACAAGTACTGCTGCAGAATTAAATATCCTTGATGGTGTAACGTCTACGGCGGCTGAAATAAATACTTTAGACGGTATTACAGCAGTTGTAGGAGAACTTAACGCACTAGATTTAGGAAGTACTGCTGTAGGAACAGCTATCGCTTCTAAAGCAGTAATACTAGATGCTAATAAAGACTATACAGGTCTTCGTAATCTTACTATTACTGGAGAACTTGATGCAGCTACTCTTGATATTAGTGGTAATGTAGATGTAGATGGAACTTTAGAAACTGATGCTTTATCTATTAATGGCACAACTGTAACTAGTACAGCAGCAGAATTAAATATTTTAGATGGTGTAACTGCTACTGCTGCTGAGATAAATATCTTAGATGGTGTAACAAGTACTACTGCTGAACTTAATATCTTAGATGGTGTAACAAGTACTACTGCTGAACTTAATATCTTAGATGGTGTAACAAGTACTACTGCTGAACTTAATATTCTTGACGGCGTTACAAGCACTACAGCAGAACTCAACGTCCTTGATCCATCGCTCAAGGAAGACAACTCAATATATATCGGTTCTGATCCATCTGGAACCACCGACAGTGCTCAATACAACACGGCTTTAGGCGTATCTGCACTTGATGCAATTACTACGGGAGATTACAACGTCGCATTCGGAGCCAGTTCTTTAAGCGCGGCTACGGCCACAGTTAGAAATTCCGCTATTGGCTATGCTGCGCTGAAGGAAAACGTAAATGGTAGCTACAACTCCTGCGTCGGGATGCAGGCCTTAGGCAAACTGGCGCCTACATCCCCGACTAATACGTACAATACGACGCTTGGGTATCGAGCGGGCTACAACCTAGAAACTGGGATTAAAAATACACTCCTCGGCGCCAACTCAGACACGACCGCGACCGACTCAAACCAGGCGGTAGGCATCGGGTACGGCTTGGATTGCGAAGGCGGCTACACCACTGTGGGAAATGGGTCGTCCGACATTCGAGCGGCACACGGCACCGCGACATGGTCCACTGTATCCGACGAAAGATATAAAAAAGATATTTTAGATTCGTCTGCCGGGCTTAACTTCATTAACGCGCTGCGCCCTCGAACTTTCAAGTATAAAACTCTGGGTGAGCTTCCGGAAACTTTTAGGGCTTACGAGGAGGGCTCCTCTGAAGCATTTAAAAATTCTCTGACCAACCACGGGTTCATCGCACAGGAAGTCAAAGCTGTCATCGATGCCGACTCAACTATTCAAGATGGCTTCAAGCTGTGGGCCGAGAGGGAGGACGGCAGCCAGGAACTGGCCGAGGCTGCTTTAACCCCCGTGCTAGTCAAGGCAATCCAAGAACAACAAGCGTTGATTGAATCATTGACGGCAAGAATTGACGCGCTGGAGGGTTAATCACATGGCATTACGAACCGCTGCACAGAAAGCGCAAGATTACATGGCACTGGAGCACTCAGTTGCTTTGATTGATGATGCCGTCAGGGCTGGATCAGATACAGCCGAAAAACTCAGAGACACGGTGTCAAGAAATGTAGCTCATCTTGAGCTCATGGTTGCTCTTGAAGACTGGGGTGATGAAGACATGACAGCCTGTAATGCCGCTATTACAAATGGTAAAGCTTACGTAGCTGTTTAATGAGTGAACTATCTTCCAATGAACTTGCTATGCAAGCTCTTCAGAAAATCGCAGAACACGAGAAAGAGTGTGGTGAAAGATGGCTGGAGGCGACCTATGAATTACGAGAGCTTAGAAAGCAGACTGACTTGCACGCAACCCGTTGGGAGCGCGTGGCACTGTTACTTATTGGCACGGTCCTCACTACCTCAGGGGCTATAGTAGTTACATTATTTAAGGATTTAATATGAGTAAGAAAAGATCTCATAGAAATACTAAAAGCTTTAAAAAAGCTAGAGCGCGTGCTGGTATTCCTAGACAGGATCTGAGGTCTGGTGGTCGCGTTAAGGCTTATGGTGGGGGCTCTGGTAAAGATTTTGAAAATTTTAAAAAATCTAGTAAAGATTTTGAAAATTTTAAAAAATCTAGTTATCAACCAGCCCCTTTCCAGCCAGTTCAACGCGCCGGTTTACCACAACGTACTTTCCAGCCTGTTGCGAGGATTATGCAGCCTCCTCAACCTGTTAGAGTACAACAAGCGCCTCGTCCTACACGTCCACCGGGAAGTCCTGCCGATTCTAATATGGCTGAACCTAATAAAAGTCTAATTGATCTTCCTGAATATACCGATAGTGAAAGACAACAAGCATGGGAAGATGCTCAAGGTCGTGGAACTGTTGGACCAATTCAACAAATAAAAGAACAAGTTCCTAAAGAAACTAGAAAGGAAGTTGAAAATTTAGAAAGAGTTACTATAGCTCAACTAGAAAAAGATCCAAAAGTACAAGAATTAAAAGCTAAAACTCAAGCAATTATAAATTCTGGAATGTCTCCAGAACAACAACAACAAGCTCTTAATAATTTAGCTGGAGAAGTTAGACAAGTAATGCAAGCTGCTCTTCAGCAGCCTGCTATACAACAAGCTGTAACAAGTTTAGCACGCCGTGCTGCTGTCACTGTAGAAGATAAAAGTACACCCGCAGAAGAAGGCGGTGGTAAAGATGATGACGGTGGCGGTAACATAATTGGTACTGTTCTTAGTGCTATTGTAGACGCAACGCTGGTAATAAAAGACGCTGCTATTGGAACAGGTTTATCCTTAGCTGCCGGTGTTATAGGTAGAACTGGTCAAGTTATGGACATGATGACTGGACACTTTAGAGAGGATGAAGGTCAAGAAGCTTTATTCCGCGACGCAGCAGAAGCTGCTCAAGAAGCTGCTCAAAACAACGCAGATTTTCAAGATCAAATACGTGATGATAGTAGAGTTTTAGATGATGATCAATCTTATATAGATACTGGCCCCGGTTCTAGTGGTAATACAGGTGATCGTGGTAGTGGTCAAGGAGGTAGCGGTTCCACTATTAAGGTTGGTGATGATGGTGAAGTTATAAATGACGAAAGTGGTAGTGATACTATCGGTAATAGGCCGGGATCTAATAATGAAAATAAAGGAGATAACGTGACTGATAATCCAAACCCCCCCTATTCTCCTCCATATGATGAGCTTAGAGAAACTTTTAAAAAGAGTGGAGAACAACTCTATCAAGACGATGGTTCTCTTGCTTTAAAACGGGAAGTAGATACTGTCTTAACAGAAGATAACGATACTCCTCCAAATACTATAACTGAAAAATCTGACATTCAACAACTGGCTACAAAATTAACTCCTGATCAAAGTGCTGCCGCTTTTAAAGCTTATAAGCAATCTGAAGACTATGATCCTTCAAAATATGGTGATGGTCGTTTAATGGATTCACAAGTAATAACAAAATCTTCTGACGGTTTAGAGTGGCCTACTCCCGGTGCAGCAGCAGAGTACGAAGCTTGGTTAAAGGATCAGCCTAAAGCTCCTCAAGCAACAGCAACAGCAGTTGATGATCCTACAGCTATTATAGCAGAGTCTGGAGAAACAGCAAGGGCTGATCTGCCCGGAAGAACTTTACAACCTAAAGAACAGAAAAAAAGATTTCAAGATAGTGACGCCTTTAAGGATTTTGATCCAAATGCAGCTTATTCACCTGCTGCTATAGCTTTTTCTTCTGATGGTCAGATGTGGCCTAATCCGGGTCAAAGAGATGCTTATGAAAAATGGTTAAAAACTGCACCAGCCACAGAAAGTGATTTAGAAGCTGTTACTTATGATGCAGTTAAAGCAGGTACTGCTGATCCTACAAAAATTGCTAGTATAGATGAAGTTGCAGAAGCTACTGCATCTGAGGCTACACTTACAAAAACTGAAGCTGCAAAAAGAGATGAGGAACAGGAACAAGCTGCAATGGCAACGGCAGCAGAAAGACCAGATAAAAAAGATTATGCTACTGCAATAACAACTGATGAACGATTTAAAGTTATAGAAGCAGAAGATCCTACCGTTCATACTAGAATTGCTAAAACTATATCTGATAGAGAACAAAAAGATATATTAGATATTGTTTCAGAAGAAGGTACTAATCTTGATGATATTCCTGAGTTTAAACTTGCAGAAAAGCGCACTGCTCAAGTAGGAGAAGCTATTACAGGTATAGCTACAGAGTTAGGTGAAGCTCCTATAGTAGATTTTGAAGGTCGAGAAGCAATATTAGGTGAAGCTCCTAAAGGTACTGCTGCAGAAATTGGTGGTATTCCTACTATGGCTGCTGCTTCTATGGAAGCTGTTACAGGCGAGGCTAGAACGGCTGCTGCTGCAGACATGATGGCAGTTGTAGCTAATATGCCTCCTGAAGTTACAGCAGCTATTTCAGAAGATCCCGCAACAGTAGAAGTTCAATTAGATACTGATCCTGATCCTCAAGTAGCAGCAGCAGTAGCGGCTCTTCCTGAAGAAGCTTTAGTATCTACACAGATGAGTAATCTTCTTGCTGGTATGGAAGAAGGTAAAACTCCTGCGTGGGCAAGACCTGCAGTAGCTGCTATTGAACAACAAATGGCTTCAAGAGGTCTTTCAGCTTCTACAGTAGGAAGAGATGCTTTGTTTAATGCAATTATTCAAAGTGCGTTACCAATGGCTCAAAGCAATGCTCAAGCTCTACAACAAAGGGCACAGCAAAACTTGAGTAATGAGCAGCAAGCTAATATAGAATCGTCAAGACAGACTATGCAAGTAAGAATGCAGAATCTTGCTAATAGACAAACAGCAGCTTCTCAGACTGCTAACATGGCCCAACAAATAAAAATTCAACAGGGACAGTTTAGACAAGAAGCTAAGATGACTACTGCTCAACAACAGCAGCAGACTAGAATGGCTAATTTTAATGCTGCTCAAGAAAGAGCTTCACAAGAGTCTAGTCAAAGACAGCAGACTGCTTTAGCTAATCTTGACGCAGGTACTAGGATTGACTTGGCTAATTTACAGGCGTTAAATGATGCTGGCGCTGCTAATCTTGACGCTGAGCAAAAAACTAGATTAGCTAATTATACTGCTAAAATTGATAGAATCACACGTCAAGCAGAACTTAAACAGGACATGGAAAAAGCTAACTTAAATGCTAGTTTAAGTATGGAGTTAGCAAATTTAACAGAAAAGAATGCAGCAGCAAAAGATACAATGACTGCTGAAAATAATGAAAGATTAACAAATTTAAATACTTTAGTAGAATTTAAAAAGACTAATGCTGAGTTAGCACAGCAGATGGATATTGCTAACATGAATGCTGAAAATCAAATGGAATTAGCAAACCTTGAAGAAAGGGCTGCTACAGATTCTGCAAACTTTACTGAAGCTAATAGATTCAGATTAACTGAACTGACTACTCATGTAGAAGTCATGTCTGCAAATACTGAACTTAGAAACAGAGCGGAGCTTGCAAAACTTTCAGCAGCCGAAAAAATAGCTTTATCTAACTTACGTGAGAAAAACTTAGCTGATTCTGAAAACATGACTGCAGAAAATACTGCGGAACTTGAAGCTTATGAAAAGAAAATGAGGGCTGCTGAAGTAAATGCAGAACTTGCTCAGAACATGGGTCTCGCTAATCTAAGCAACAAGCAAGAAGCAGCGATGTTTAATGCTCAAATAGATGCTGATCTAGATATAAAACAGTTTGATGCAGAACAGCAAGTTGAAATTGCCAATAGTAAATTTATGCAAGATTTAACTATGCAAGATCTAGATAACAGACAAGAAGCTATTCTGTTAGATGCTACAAATTTAGCAAGAATGGACATAGCTAATGCTGATAATAGAACAAGAGTTAGTATAGAAAATGCTAAAAACTTTTTACAGGCTGATGTAGCTAATCTAAATGCTGAACAAGAAGCACACTTATTAGATTCTCAAAATAAACAGCAAAAATTATTAAATGATCAATCTGCTGAAAATGCTGCTAGACAATTCAATGCTGCAAGCGAAAATGAAACTAATCAGTTTATTGCTAATTTAGGTGCTGAAATGAATAAATTCAATGCCTCAGAAAAAAATCTTATGGAAAGACTTAATGTTACTGAGAAGAATAAAGTAGCAGCAGAAAATGCAGGAAATAAACTAGAAGCTGATAAAATTAATGCGGCAATGACTGCAGAAATTACTAAGTTTAATGCTACTTTAGCCAGTCAACGTGAGCAGTGGAATCTCGCAAACTCTCAACAAGTTGAAGCATCTAATGTTGAGTGGAGAAGGAATGCTAATTTAGTAGACACTGCAGCAACAAATGCTGCTAATGCTACTAACGCTGCTAATGCTTTTGGTTTAAGTTCAAGAGATAGTGCTTTTATATGGCAAGAGTTAAGAGATACAATAAATCATAATTTTGCAAGAGAATTGTCTACAGAAGAAAAAGCTATAGCTGTTTTAAATTCAGCAATGGCTAGTGAATCTTTTATGACTAGTCCAGATTATACAGAAGCTAGAGAAACTATGGAGACATTTCTTTTACAACTTTTAGGAGGGGAGGAATAAAAATGGGATGGCTTAGTGATAAGTGGAAAAGTGTTAAAAAAGGTTTTAAAAGCATCGGTAGAAAAGTAAAAGGAGCTTTTAACAAATTTGGAAAATTTATGGGCAAGATGGGAATTCTTGGAACTGTAGCTTCATCTTTTATTTTACCCGGAATAGGTAAATTTTTAATGGGTGGAGTCGGTAAGATGTTTGGATTTCAGGGAATTCAAAATTTATCTCAGCTTGCTGGAAGTTTAGCTGGAAGTAAAAATACGTTTGCAAAAGCTTTGGGACACACTTTAGGTATTGGCGCACAGGCAGTTAATCTTGTTACTGCACCATTAAAAACAGTAACATCTCTAGCAACAAACTTTGGAAAAAGTGCTGCTAATGGAATGTCTAGATTTTTTGGCGGTCAGAATATTTTTAAAGATCATACCTTTACTACAGGTTTTCAAGAAGATTGGACTAAAATTATGAAAGGGGTAAAAGGTGAGGACTTTAAAGTAGCCAAAAATAATATTCAATCAGCTATAGACAAAGGAGACATAGCTTCTGTTGTCGATGAAGATGGAACAATTGTAGAGAAAAAAGATTTTGATCATACAGATCCAGTTACTAATTATTTCGATGATGTTAAAAAACGAACAGGTGAAATTCCTACTACTGCGCCTGTAGCCGACACGCCGATTACTGGAGAATTAAAAAAAGTTGAAGATCCAGTTACTAATTATTTTGATGATGTTAAAAAACGAATAGGTGAAATTCCAAACAAGGTGGTAGAAGAAGTTGTAGACACTCCGAGGAAGATGGTTATGAAAAGTCTTTTGGGACCAGACGCTCCAGAAATTCCAGAATATGATGAACAGTATGTTCCTCCTTTTCCACGTATAAATTTCAGTAATACTCCGTTTGCTCATCTAGGAACAGCAAACCAAACTACTTATGATCCCTATGAATTTATGTACTCCGCTTATGACTTAAATAATAAACATGTTGTAGATCATTTTGACGGAATTGACTACGGTATTCCTTCTTTTAGAAATTTTAAATCCGAAGAACTTAATGCTGTTCTTCAACAACAGTCTAGAAATCAAGGATTTTAATAATGTCACAAAGAACTGATGAACTTTTTATGAAGGAGGCCATGAGTACAGATAGGGCTATTCCCGGTGAGTCTTTGACTGCAGACCCATCAGTAAAAACTCCTCTTCTTGGACCTCCAGAATTTACTAAGAAGTCAAAAATATTAGAATATTACTTTGAGTATTTTACATCTGAAGAAATGTATGAACCTCTGTTAGATACAATAGAAGGACAAATACCTTTAATTGATATTGTTAAAGTTATTCTTATGAAAGATTTAGAAGCTGGGCTATTTAACCCGGATCTAATGTTATTGATTATAGAACCTTTAGTATATATGTTAGCCGCTCTGGCTGAAAGACAGAACATAGATTTTGTTATTGATGATGACAGAGATGGTGAGGGAGAGTTTGAAGAAGATGAAGAAGATACCAACATGTTTTCTAAAATTGCTGCAACTGTGACAAATCCCGAAATGGGAGAAGAGTTTCCTGAAGAGGTACAAGAACAATTAGAAAGCGATGAACCTCTACCTGCAGAATCATTATTAAATAGACCTGAAGAAGGTCAATCATTGTTAGGAGCTAGATAATGGCTAGGAAAAGTCTTTTAGATAGGAATTTTGTTTCTGGACTCTTTGAAGCTTCAGGAAGAGACATGACAAGAGAAAGAGAAGAGCGTGAAAGACTTATGCGTAAAAGATATGAGCAGCCTTCTTTTGGAGATGTTTTAAAACAAAACTTAATGACTCAAACTGCCTCTGCATTTACAGCACCTATTGGGAAGGCTATTGGTAGTGCTATTACTAATGTTATTCAAACTCCATTTGACAGAAGTGTTAAGGAGTTTGAAGCTCGTGAAGATGTTGTCAAACAGCGAAGAATGATAAATGATAATAAATCTCGTGGAACTTTTTTATCTGGTATCAAAACTAACATGGAACAGTTTGATGGTACTGAAAATGAGTTTTGGCGAGATTATACTATTAAGAGGACAAAAAGTCGGCTTACATCTGAGTTGCCGGGAAAAGGTGTAAGTCCTGAAGATATGGCACTTTATGAGAGATCTATGAATGAACAGGCTAGAGCTTATAGTAACGAGAGTGTAACTTATACAGATCCTAGAACTGGAGAAAAAAAGACTGCGCCTAGACACACACAAATAAGCGATGCTTATCATAATGCTGTGCAGGAATATGAAGAAGCTGCTAGTCAAGGAGACTACGATTCTGTTGTAAGACTGGCTAACAGAAGACCTGAAAACATTATTGAAGCTGCTTTAGGTTTTGGAAAAAGAATGATTTCTGGTCAAACTAAAGAAGAGTATCAGACAGAACTAGATAGAAGATCTTTTAAAGCTTTAGAAAATTCTGCAATAGTTAGGGAAAATGATGAATTTCAATCAGCTTTTAAATTGTTTAAAGATGCTGGAGATTATAAAGGATTAGAAAATTATTTAAATAAAGCTAAAGCAGATCCTGACAAATCTCCAAGCACCGAGGTAACTAGACATGAAATTAGGGCTGTAAATGGAATATTAAAAGTTTATAAAGTAGGGTCAAGAACTACTACTAACTCCGAAACTAATACTACTACTACTGATCCTACTATTTTTGAGGAGATTGCTTCTATAGATGTAAGAACTCCACAAGGACAAATAAAAGCTTTAGATACTGGTTTTAACTATATTAGTGTAGCTAGTAGATTTTTACGTCCTGAAGCACTTACAGCACTGACAAGAGATTTAAAAAAGACAGAGGAGGGAGAAGCGCCAATAGAATTTACAAATCCTAAAACTGTTAAGGAGTATATGAAAATAAGATCTATGCTTAATACTTTACTGGCAGAAGATAGAAATGTTAAAAATCAGTTCATAGATCAAGTTGTCTTAAACAGTCAACGACAAACAAATGCGCTTAATGAAAAAAGAAATTCTCAAATCACGATTAAAATTCAAGAGTTTCAAGATAGGCTTGACAAAGCTAGGGCTGATGGCAACCAAGAAGAGATAAACAAGATTGAAGACGAGAGACTTAAATACATGTTAGACAATGCGAGTGATGATTTAGCTAATGTGTATAGAATCAGACAAGGTGCCTCTTTACCTGTGTATCCTAGGCCATAAGTCATGGGAATTTTAAACGGCTCAATTTTTGAAGATCAACACGGTAAACGGTATAGGTATACCGGAGAAGATGATGGTGTGCCTGACTATAACGATCCTACTACTTTTGAAGAGCTTAAAGATCCTATACAGGAACAAACTGAAGAAGTTTTAGACGAGCCTTCAGCTATTACTGATCTGGGAAGAGTTGCTTATAATACCGTTACATCCCTTCCTAATGCTGTTGGAGACCTTGTAGGATCTGTTTTAGGTGTTTCAGAAGAAGAAGTTATAGATTTTAAAAATAAAATACACGATACTTTTATTAATGATATAAGTACGATGGTAGGTCCGGGTCTTCAACCACGCAAACCTCGACCAGAGTTGTCTAAAGATACTCCTGAAGGAAGAGAAAGAAGAAAAAAACGTGTAGAACATTTAATAAATCCTGAAACAGGTAGAGTTAGAAGACCACAAACTATTACAGGAACTGTAGCTGAAGTAGGAACATTTTTAACAGGTGTCGGCGCTGCTAAAAAAGTTTTAGGCAAGGGCGCTTCTAAAGCTTCAGAGGCTGTAAGATGGTTTGGCGCTGAACAAGCGGCTGAACAGCTTCTGGCTGATCCTGACTCTAACATTGCTAACTTTGTACAAGAAATGTTTCCAGAAACTTTGGAAAATAATCCTGTAATGGACTATTTAGCGGCAGATGAAGATGATGAAATCTTAGAAAAAAGAGCTAAAATGGCAATATCTTCAGGACTAACTGGAGCAGCTATTGGTGGCACACTTGAAGCTATCAAAGGCGGTATAAAAGTAACAGGTTACGGGTTAGCTCAAACAGGAAAAGCCGTAAAGAATATGTCTAATGCTCAACTTGACGGTTTAGCAGGGGATATTCTGCTTGCTGCTAAAAATTCAAACCTTGTGCCAAAACTAACAGCTAGAAAACAGAATGCTGCTAAACAAGATGAAGAGTTAGCACAGGTTTTATCTCAGACTGGAAACTTATTTAGTTCTGATTGGAAGAATGCTATTAAAAGATTTGGAAAAAGATACCTTACTTCTAGAGGATTTCTAACTGAGGAAGGTTTTAAAGCTCAAAGAGAAAGTTTACAAAATCAAAAAGAAATTATTTCAAGAGCAGATCATATAACTCAGAGATTAAAGAATTTTATTGATGAGGATGTTATTAGGTTAGGCGATGAAAGCATTGCTAACAAAGTTCAAGAAGCTTTGACGGCTACTGTTGCTAAAAAAGAAGACAAAGCTAGTATAAATTACTTTGTAAATAATTTTGGACTGTCTAAAGAACTAGCAGAACAAGTTCTAGATGCTCGTGGACTAATAGATGAGCTATCAGAAAATATTCTGGGTACTGGACTAACTACAAAGAAAACTGCAGAGGTTATTGCCGCACAAGCAGGATCTTATTTAAGAAGATCTTATAAACTGTTTGAGAATAAAGGCTGGAAACCTTCTGAAGATTTAAAAAATGATACCATAAAGAAAATTATGGAAGAATCTGATGTAGATGCTACAGAAGCTGGCAACATTGTTACTGCTATATTGCAGAAGGGAGACGCCGAAGAATTTAATTCTTATATTTCTACTGCACGGGCAGGAACTAGACAAATTCTTACAAAGAAAAAAGAAATTCCTGAACATATTAGAAAGTTAATGGGAGAAATTGAAGATCCTTCTGACAACATTAAACTAACAGCCGCTAAAATGGCTCAAGTTTCAGAAAATTTTAAATTCCTAGCACGTATAAGAGAACTTGGAGAAGGTAAATATATTTTTTCCGAAGCTAATCGCTTAAAAGTTGAAAATGGTGTTGAATTATTTAAGACGCAAATAAGCGGAACTAATACTAAGCTAGACGGAATGTATACAACTCCTGAAATGGCTAGAGTTTTAAAAGGAACTGAAGAACAAATATTTGATAGAGAAGCTGGCGGATTTGTAAAAAATTTATTATCGTTAAAAGGTTTTTCTCAGAAGACTCAAACTGTTTTTGACTTACAAGCTCAACTTAGAAATATTGCAGGGGCCGCTCAGTTTGGATTAGCTAACGGACTTAATCCTTTTAAAAACACTTCTGAAACTTTAGACATTCTTTCCAATCAACTCGGAAGAAAAGGAGATGAAGGTCTTGAAGAAAACTATAGAAGGCTTCAAAAACTAGGAGTAATAAATACTAGTGTACGGGCTGGAGATTATAGGGCACTTCTAGACTTAACCGAAGATTCAGGAGTTAGTAGACTTACAGACTGGGCCACACAAAAAATTCCTGAAAGATTAAGAGACGCTCCTGATGATATTTATATGGCGGTTGATGATACTTTTAAAATCAACGCATTTCACAGTGAATTAGAAATTCTTAAAAAAGCTAAACCTAGAACGTCTATAGATGCTCTAGAAGAACAGGCTGCAGAAATAGTTAAGAATACGTTTCCTAATTATGATTTAGTTCCGAAAGGAATAAAATCTCTTAGAGGATTACCTTTTGGTAGTTTCTTTTCTTTCCCTTCTGAAATTATCAGAACATCATATCATATTATGAAACAGTCTAGCAATGAAATTATTTCAGGTAATCCTGTCTTAATAGACAGAGGAGTAAATCGTATATCTGGATACATGGCTAACCAAGCATTGTGGGCAAATGCTGGTAAAGCTTCAGCAATTGTTTCTGGTTTAACTGACGAAGAATATGAAGCTATAAATACTTTAGCAGAAACTCCTTATTCAAAAGAACATAATAAAATTATTTTTAAAGAAGACGATGAAATGTTTTTACTAGATCCTGCTTTTTTAGATTCTTATAATTTATTTAGGTCTGCTGCTCACGAACTCTACACACCTATAGTTAGAGGTGAGTTGTATGGAGAAGATCTTGACAGAAGTTTAATACAATCAGCTAAAGATACTACTTTAAAACTTATAGAACCTTACGTAAACCCTGCTATTTTTACTCAAGCAGTAATGGATGTAGGAATAGCTGAAGTTAATGAAGGTAGAACTTTAAGAGGAAAACAAATATTTGATCCTGATGCTAGTATTTCTGATCAACTTCTAGGATCTACGACTCATTTATTAAAATCTGTTACTCCCGGTGCGGCACAAGATCTATATAAATTGAATCAGGTTGCAATGAAAGATAGAAGTGTTGTTAATAAATGGACAGGAGAGTTTCCTACATTAGAAACCGAAGCTTTAGCAAATTTCACAGGTATTAGATTTAGAAAATTTAATATAGATGATGCTATGGAAGCTAAAGTAGCAGTTCAAAAAAGAGAATTAAATTCTTCTAAATACAAAGCAATAAATCATCAGCTTGAAGGTGATGAGTTACAAACAGATTTTGAAAATTCTTTAAAAGCTCAGAAAAGAGCTTCACAAGATTTATATAGAAACGTGTTAGCTTATCAATCATTATCTGGTATTGGTGCTGAAGGATATAAACCATATGAAATAATGAAAAGACTTGGTTTTTCTCAAAAAGAAGCTAGTGGAATATTCACAGGTAGGTTTTATCCGTCGTTCTATAGCACAAGCAGAATGCAAAATATTGCAGAAAGAGTTAAAGGATTTAATTTAGACAAACTTTACAAAACTTATATTGAACAACTTGATACACCATTATATGCTGACGATAGACAAAGAAAAGCAGGAGGTGGCTTAGTGGAAGATGTTCCAAGAGCGTCAGAAGAACCTGATGAGCGCGTAGATAAAGTTACTGGGGTTCCTTATGATCAACAAGCTGGAGAAGCTTTTGTAGATGCTGAAGATCCTCTAAGAAGGCTTGGATTTGTTCAGGGAGGACTTACTGATCCTCTAAAAAGATTAGGATTTGGCAATGGCAAGTAGATATACAATACAAAAAGGAGACACTTTATCAGAGATTTCTAAAAATCTCGGAATAAGTATGCAAGAAATTGCTGCTTTGAACAAGATAGAAGATGTTGACTTTATTAAGGCTGGAGAAGAGCTAGTACTTCCAGAACCTCGTGAATCTCTTCTTCAGGAACCTGCTCCAGAACCTATAGAAGAAGCTCCAGAACCTGTAGCAGAAGCTCCAGAACCTGTAGTTGAAGCTCCAGAACCTGTAGCAGAAGCTTTAGCACCTATAGCAGAAGCTCCAGAACCTGCAACAGAAGCTCCAGAATCTATAGAAGAGATTCAAGAAGCTGAAGATGAACGTTTAAGCTGGCATGCAATAGGAATGGACTCATGGGCTACTAAACGTGAAGGTGAAGATACTGTAGTGCATGAAATTGCAGAAAATGTTTCAGAAGCTTTAAAAGAAAGATCAGAAAAATTACCGGGTATTGTTGAAGACCTTGATCCAGACAGACCAATTATGCAAGTTGCTGTTAGAACTGC